CTTGAACTGAGCGAGCTCAGCAACGGCGGTCTCGGCGGCCTGCTCAGCGGCCTGGCGTGCGCTGATCTCCACGTCAAGCTTGCCCTGAGTCTCCGTGAGTTCGGCCTTCAGAGTCGTGACCGACCCTTCCAGTTCCGAGGTCTCACGAGCGACACGATCCGCGATGATCGCGGTCATCTCGTCCTCAGAGAAAGTGCGCGGCTCAGCGGTCGTGGCGTCACCCATGTGGGCTACCTCCCGGTTCGCTGACGGGCCGAGTGGCCCGTTCCGGCTCCTCTATCGGCAGAAACCGGGCAGAACGTAGGTAGCAACGTTCGTTTCTATGCTGTGACCGGCTGCCTGGCAGCGAACTGAATGATCTGAGCGACCATCGCCTCCGCTTCATCCCGTCCCAGGGAGCCGTCCTCGGTGAGGCCAGCGCGCTCAGCGACGGAGGCGGCCTCCTTCATCACCTTGGCGTCAGCACGCGCCCAGCCTGGCAGCGCCGGGGGCATGATCACGGCCCCACCGAGGAATGTGGGCTCGTTGAAGCGCCGAACGGCCGAGCCTTCCCGGACGTGACCGCACGCCCGGCCATTGCGCTCCACACCCTCGTTGTGGCTCATCTCGGTGCCACAGGTCATGCAGGTGACCGAGCGGGACGCGCACTCCATCGAGTACCAGAGCTGGCCCCGGTCGGACGCGGCTTGGATCGCCGCCGTCTCGCGGGGGAACAGGAACTTCCAGACGACGGCCTGCGCCACGATGTGGGTGTTCAGGACGGCGGCTGCGGCCTCGCGCTGCTGGCCGTCGCTGGCCTCCACGAGGTGGCTGTCGTTGATGACGCCGATGATCCGCGTCTCGTCGTGCAGCAGGTTCAGTGGGCCGTTCGCCACAGTCGGCTGGCCCAGGGCCAGGCCCTCCGAGGTCCACAGCGCCTTGTTGCCGTTCGGGGCGTCAGCCTCCACGAAGCGGCCCTGGATGTAGAGGAAGTTCTCGTTGGCCTTGGAAGCGTGCTCCCACTTGGCCTGAACGTCCTGCGGCAGGACGTGGGCAGGGCCGGTGATGAAGGCGTTGCCACTGGTTGGTGAGGTGACGACGAACGCCTTCTCGACCGCCTGGTCGTTGACGGGCGGGATGAGAACGGGCGTTTCCACCGAAGCTACCGGCGGTGCAAGCGGGAAATGGCGGCGCGACTCAGCCTGGAGGCGATCACGGATCTCAGCGATGCTGGTCATGTCGTCTTCTTCCGTGTCGAGGCCCCACTAGCGGTGCGGGGCTGCGCCTTCTTCTGCGGGGACTCGGGGGTCTTCCCTCCCCCAATCGGCCTTCCACCCTGCGCTCCTGAGACGCCGGGTGCGACGGGCGGCCCGCCCGGCACGCCTTGAGCCGCGAAGGGAACCTGGGTGCCGAAGATGGCGTCCATACCGGACTCCTCCTCGTTCTCCCGGCGCTGCGCCTCAATCTCCTGGTCGAAGCCAAAGAACTCCAGGACCGTCTCGCGGGACAGTTCCTTCTGGGTGCGAAGGCTCATCACGGCCTGGACGATCTGGCTGTCGGCGTCGAGTTGAACGTTGCGGGGCACGAAGGCCAGGTTCGGCTCGTCCTCGAACTTGCCCTCGTTCAGGGGGTGTTCCACCACGGCCTTGGCCAGCATCTTCTCCAAGGTGCGCTTCATCATGTGGCGGCGCGTCTCCAGCGTTCGGGCCACGCCGCGCGCCACCGTCAGGGTGGACTCGTTGCGCTGGCCGCTGCTGGTGACGCTGAGCGCACCGAGCGTCCGGTTCAGGATGCGACGGTCCAGCGTGTCGTACTTGTCGCCGTTGAGGGTGAAGTCCTGCGCCGGGACGATGATCTCGATCTCAAGCCGGTGGTCGGAGACGATGACCGGCAACTTGGCCACGACCCTGAAGTTCTCCTTCAGGTTGTCGATTTCGGGCTGCTCGGCCGGGTCGTCCTTCGTGCCCTTCTTCACCAGCAGGATGTAGTTGGCCGCACCCACCAGGGACACTCGGTCGGCCTCGATCAACTGTTGCTTCAGGTCAAGCAGGCTGAACACGCTCTTGAGGCGCACGTCAGCGAACGTCTCGTAGTTCGGCTTGGTCCTGGTGTGCCGGGACACGACATCGGAGTTCAGCCACATCAGGCGGGTCGCGTCGAAGCCGTAGGCGGCTGCGTACTCCCGGACCTCACGGGTGGGCTCGACCTTGCCGGTGAAGAAGGTGGACATCACCGGGTCGATCCGGGTGCCCATCAGCACCTCTTCGTAGGCCGCCATCTCGCTGGCCGTGGCGCTCCAGGCCAGCCGGTCCCGACCGAACGGGTCCGAACCCATCGGGAGCACCTTCATCGGGTCCAGGAAGGTCATGGCGACCGGGCACCAGATGTCGTAGGTCTTGCGGCGCTTGGTCTTCGTCGGCTTCATGGGCCGGTTCGTCTCGGGGTCGAGCGGCGGCTGGTAGGACACGGCCCCCGTCATCTCGTCCGTCTTCTCTTCCAGCTTCGGCTCGGTGACGTTGTAGCCCCGCACCTTGTAGGTCTTCTGGCCCCACCACAGCGCCACGACGACCTGGGAGTACGTGAACTCCTCCCGGTTCCAGACCCGGACGATGTTGTCCAGGTTCAGGTCACCGGCCATCTGGTTGAACACGTCGGCGTCGTCCGGCTCGGTGGACTCCCACTTCAGCCCCTGGAAGGCCAGCGCCTCGGTCACGTCGGCCACGCCGCCCACCACGTCGTCGTTGGACACCGCACCCTTGGCGACCTTCATCTGGGAGTACGGGTTGTCAGGGGCCACGTAGGCGCTGCGGTCGAAGATGGAGACCTTCTGCTTCGCGCCCCGGACGGAATCGGTCCACCGCGCGAGTTCGCGGCTGACCCGCTCCACCCCTTCGTACACCTGCTCATTGGGCAGGCCGCTGGAGTTGACCCACTGAGCCTGAAGTTCGCCCTCGACGGGCAGGAACTCGGTCACGACTGGCCTCCGAGTAGAGCGATGTCCTGGCGAGCGATCTCAACCAGGCGGGACGCGATCTTGAACTGGCGGTCCAGTTCGGTAATGAACAGGGCGACCTGCTGGGTACGGACACGGGTGTATTGGCGGTCCCTGTTCTCCACACGGTGGAGCAGGACGGTGAGTTCGGTGAGACGTGCCGAGTACGCCGAGCACTCGCGCATGACCTGATCTGGCTGCTTTGCGTCAAATGTCCGAATCGCTGCCGCGATGCCGTCCAGTTCGTTCTCGATCTCCTCGCGGCTCCCGAGCTGCCCCGCGAAGCCGAGCTGAGCCATCCCGTCCATGTCCCCAAACGACAACGAACGTTCGCGTGGCTGGACGTCGATCTCCGCCCGCATCTCACTCGTCGGCATACCTACTCCTTCGGCAACGAACCCCAACGAACTCAGACGAGCCCGAATGAGGTCAAATCTACCTAGAAGAAGCGATCAAGTGTGGGTGCCGAGCGGCCCCGCTTCGCCAGAAGTGCCTCGATCTTCTCCAGGTTCCGGCCAGCGATCATCATCTTCGCCGCGTCCAGGGTGTGGAAGGAGCCCCCGCCGTACCGGCGCTTCACGCCAGCCGCCGAACCCTCGTCCCTGACATACTGGACCTCCTGGCCCTGCCACTCCGACAACAGTTCCGAGTCGTGCGGCAACTCGATGCGGGGCGGGCGGGAGTCCACCAGCTTCCGTAACTCGTCGGTGGCGAAGTCCACGACGTTCTTCTCGATCACCGCGTCCTCGGGCTTCTCCCGACCCTCAAGCGGCCGGTCATCGAACTCGACCGGCACCTTGGACGAGAAGTTGTAGCCCTTCAGTCGGTGGGCGATGTGCTCCCCGACGTTGCGCCCCTGGAGCGGGTCCAGCATCTGCCACAGCGGCAGACCGTTGCCGGTCTTGTCCATCGCCAGGATGCGGAGCCGGTCCCCGTAGAAGTCGAAGACCTGACGAACCGCGTCGGCCTGGTCCTCCGCGCTCACGCGCATCATGTGGATGCGGGCCAGCAGTCGCAGCAGGCTCTCGCCCTTCTGCTCCAACTCACCGAAGACCAGAATCTCGGAGGGGTCTCGGGTGAAGCCGACGTCCATGCCAGCCCAGAACGAGGTGTATTGCTTGTCGAGGTGGCTGTACGGCATGTCCAGCATCGACTGGATCGGGACGCCGCCACTCTTCCTCAACTGCTCGTCAGTGATCTTGATGCGGGCGTAAATCTCGTCGTTGTACGAAGTCGCCCACGGCGACTCGTTGATCCGAACGCAGCCCATCAAGCGCGCAAGCACGAACACCGGGTTCGTGGCGTCACCGTGCTCGCCGTAGATGTTTCGCTTGTAGTCCACGTTGTCTTCGGAGCCGGAGTAGATGGCGATCTTGCTCTTGCGCTCCTCCTCGCTCCACGAGGGGCGGTGCATCGCCATGTAGCGGTGGACGCGCCACGGAAGGTCCGGGTCTTCACCCATCGTGTAGCGGTAGTAGCGGTCGCGCACACCACGGGACACGCCATGACATCGCCACTGCGCGCCGGGCGTTCCCGCCTTCATCGTTTCGATGAGTTCGACCCAGCCGTTGTCAGGGAAGTCCTGCATCTCGTCAGCCTCGATGACCAACGGGTGCATACCCTTCACGCCCTTGCCGTCGCGCTGCGGCAGACGGCTGATGAGGCGGGCGTTGTTGATGAAGTGCGCCTGGAACTGCGGCTGGTGGTTGATGCCGTTGCCGCGCTGCTTGGGCAGCAACTCCCTGGTCAGCCGGTGCGACAGAAGTTGGTGCTCGATCTTGTCCGTCACTGGACGCAGGTGGTTCAGTTCTGGTGCGGTGATCAGCATCTCAGCGCCGGGGTAGTTGAACGGGAAGGCGAAGGCTCGCATCTGGATGCCGACCGACTTGCCGAGCGAACGTCCCGCGTAGTCGATCTGGAACGTGTCCTCGCTGCGATACCAGGACCACTGGAAGTCCCAGAGCCGGAAGCAGCCGTCGTCGTTCTCTTCGTCGATCCAGCAGAACTCAGCCAACTCAATGCCTGACGGGTCATCGAGGATGGCGATGAGGTACATCTCATCCTCGGTGGGAACCGGGATCGCACTCATTGGGCCACCTGGAACAGCGCGTAGGTCATCTGAATGCTCAGGTCAGGCTTCGCCCTCAAACCTTGCTGGATCGCAGCCAGCACAGCGAGTTCGCGCCACTCCGCGAAGAAGGCCGGGTGAACGTTCCCGGCCTTTGCGATGCTCTCCAGCATTTCCATCGACGCCTCTGGCATGAGCGGATTCACAATCCTGCGCTCGCCCATCATGTAGCGACGAAAGGAACGGTGGTGCATCGGAATCTTCAGAGCGAACGCCCGAACCGACTGAGTGCCCATCACGTCCCTGATGGCGACCTCGAACGGCTCCGTCGAGTAGCGCGGCGTGAGCATGTCCCACAGCTCGTCCAGCGTCCCGTTGATGTGCTTGGTGCGGCGACCTGACTTGCGCGTCTCGTCCTGCTGCGCCTTCGTGATCGCGTACAGGTCTCCGAGCAGCTTGTGAAGAACATCGGGCCGCTCCTCGAAGACAGCAACCCAGTCAGCGGCCCTGAGGGCGTCCACTGCCGGATACCTATGCCTCACCCCTGCATAGTCAGCCTGCTTCTGCGACATCAGATCTTCCTCAGCCAGAACCGCTGCTGGTTCTTGCGGAAGTGCTCATCAACCGCGTCAAACTCTGGCTTCATGTATTCCTCGATCCAGTCGAGGATTTGATCCGGTGTCTCCAGGCCCAGCTTCTCCCGCTCGACCTCATTGGAGCGGCGGAACGCGCCGACAAGGCTGAACAACTCCTTGGACAACTCCAGCGCCTTACCCAACTGCTTCTCGCGCCTGATGCCATGCTCCTTGGCCGCGAGCTGAAGTTGCTGGAGGTAGGCACCCACAGAGTCGTGCTGATCCTTGTCGCGCTGAGCCTTCGTGAGGCCGAGGTCGTTCTGCACCTGCGAGATGGTGATGGCCGTCTCTTTCAGGTTCTTGCGAAGCTGCTCCTCCTCCTTGTCGCTGAGGAAGTTGGCCTGATAGTCCTTGCCGGACGCCAACTGCGTCTGCCACCGATAGACCATCGTCTCGAAGAAGATGAGGCGGTCCAGGGAGCGCATGTCACTGGCGTGGGTGAACTTGTTGTCGGAGAGGTAGCGGTCCTTCGCCAACTCGTAGTACCGGACCTCGGAGTCCGTCTGAAGGCGAATCTCCTCCCCCGAAATGCTGACGACCGGATAGGTCGTCTTGTCCGTAACGCTCGCGGTTGTCACCTATTGCCTCCTTTGGCCGACAAAGGAGATGGTAACGGGCGTTTCCACGCTGCCTGGCGCAGCTCCGGTCACACTTTCCGGCGTGTCGCGGGCAAGCGAAACCCCCGGCGACGGGGGAGACACCGGGGGCTTCTATCGGTCTAGGAGGCCGATAAGGCTGTTCTACCTGAAAGCAGGGAGCGAGTCAAGCCCTACTCCACTCCAGGGCGATCCCGTGGAACTTCGCGGCGACGGCGACCGTTGCCACTGGCAGCATCGCGGGTGAATCCGGCCAGCGCCAAGGTCGCATGGATCTGGGCCTCTGCGAGATTGTCTTGGCGTGCGGCGTCGTAGTCGGGAACGCTGGGATCAGGACCATCGAGCAGTCGCTCGGCTTCGTCGTAATGCTCGTCGGGGGTCATTCTTCTCCAATCATCGCAGGCCACTCAATACCGGACAAAGCGGCCAAATGGGATTCAGGAACGCTGGTGATGTGCGTCCCCAAGTGGAAACCGCCAGCAGCCGCAGCCCACAAGGCGTCGGCCGCGTTGTTGTCGCCGTCAAACCAGTCGAACCGACGAGCCGTCGCCAGCATCATCCGGTCCTTGTCTGCGTTCCCCGCACCCGTCGCCAACTTCTTCAACGACGACGGCGGGGCAATCGCCATCGGGATGCCCGTCCTGTCCACAGCCTCCGTCAGATACCACCAAGCGCCTGCCACCTGATGCGCTGATGAGCCCTGCGAGCCGAACGACGGACCCTCGACAACCACCAAGGAGACCGACTTGCCGCCCTCACTGAGGCCGCGCAGTTCATCCAAGATGGCCCGGCGCAGGAAGCGAAGCCGCTCGTAGCCACGAAGCTTGCCCGGCTTGATCGTCCTGGCCCAGTTAGCGCCAGCGATTCCGGTGGCCGTCAGACTCAGATCGAGTCCAACGACCCTACCGGGCTGGGGTGACACTCTGCTCGCTGCGCTGCGGCGGGACGCTCCCGTAGGGCAGGACGCGCACAGTCTCCGTGGCGTGCGTCGTGGGCGAACTGAGCACCACGCGAGCACCTGACGAGGCCAAGCGATTCTTCAGGCTGACCGGCTCAGGTTCCGGTTCGGCCCGGTGGTACTCGTACCCCAAGGCGAAGCAGGCTGCCATGCACAGCAGAACCCCCGCAGCAAGCAATGTCATCGTCACCTTGACCTCTTCCCATAGCCAAGAGCCAGCAAGAATGCGCGGATCAACGCAGCCTCGTCATCACACTGCATCGAGTTCAGCCTCCACGGCACGGACGCGCGCCTCCTGATCGGGCGTCAGATCGCCCGCCGCAACGACTTCCTTCATCAGCGCGTAGACCTCCTCGATCTTCCCCACCATCCTCCGCAGTTCACCAATCTCAACTGCTGTCTCGCTGAGACGAACCACGGCGTCGTCGCCCCGCACCACGTCCATGAGGTCCATCATCACGGACTCGTAGATTTCCGAGGGGTTCATCGCCCTGCCGAAGCCGTACAGCGCGGGAACAGTCACCCGTGCTGCACCCATCCCAGGAGACTCCTCAACGACCTGCGCCGCAGCAAGCAACTGAGCCTTGACCAGTTGCCTCTCGTTGCCGGTGAGAGCGGAGAAGCAGTCCCACGTCTCACGGCTGACCAGGAAAGCGCGGCCACGGATGCCGTTGTCCGACTGGTAGAGGAACGTGCCGTCAGAGACAACATCGGACAGCTCGAAAGGAATGACGCCCATCGGGGCCGCCCCGTCCTTCTGGTCCCGCAGCGTCGAATCGCTCAAGGTCCAAGCGTGGAGCCGGGGGTCTTGATTCACCTTGCCACCCTGGCTGACGGAAATGGTCGAGGTGTTGGTGTTGGCGTTAGTGGCGATGGTGATGTGCGCCTTCGTCTGACTCACTTCGGCATCTCAATCACACGGATGCCACGAGTCACGCCAGCATCAAGTTGGATGTAGCCGACCTCTTCGAGGGTAGCCAAGTGGAAGCCCACCGCCGTCTTCGTCAGATTCACCTGAGCCCCAATCTCAGATCGAGTGGGCGGGTAGCCATGCTTGTTGGTGTAACGCTCGATGAAGCGAAGGATCTGCCCGCGCTTCTTCTCGCCCTGCTTCACCAGCTTCGGGTCTGCCATTTCCTATCCCTTTCCGTCCGTACAGAGTTTAGAGGTTCCGGGACGGAGAAGCAAGCCTCAATCACGCACAACCCCAAGGAGCCCACCCGCGCCCGACATACAGCCGGTAGGCGACGTAATTCTGCTCAGCCCGAGTGGCCTGCGATGCCAGGGGCGCAAGCTCCAGCCCACCATAAGAAGCCCAGGTCTGCCGGTCGAACTGGTAGAGGCCGTGGTACTTCCCAGTGGACGAGATAGCACCCACCCTGTCAGTGGATTCGCACATGATGACGGCGCGAGTCTTGGGTCGCTGCGCCCACTCCTGCCCCTGTGTCCAGTAACGAGCCTTCCAGCCGGACAGCGGCCCCGAAGGCTTAGTTGATGAAGAAGCCCGGTTAGTTGAAGATCGACTGGCCCGGTCGCTAGACCGCTCGATGTAGATGGTCTTGGCTGGCTTCGGTTTAGGAGTGACAGTCACCGTGGGGCCGGGAGTCATCACCGTGACCGTGGGGAAAGGCCGAGACTCCAACTGCTCAAGCTGGTAGCGGTACTCATCTCGGTCGGCTTGAGCCTGCTCCTGGCCCATCGTGGTGCCGATGAGTAGGGCAGTTCCGACGATGGCTGCTGCGATAGCAACTGGCTTCAGGTTGATTTCCATCGGTCTAGTAGACCGGACGGAAAGGGTTAGGTCAACTCGACACACCTGTGGCAAAGGTGAAGAGGTAGCTAGAGGCAACAGGCGAGTGACAACCTCAACCCCCTGGCCGTCGTCGGCCCTTCCCCCAATCTTGGGGGCGCAAGCGTGATCCTATTTCTGATGTCAAGCGTGTCAAGGCGTCCGACGAACTAATCCGCCGCAACGGGCGTTTGCAGAAGAACTTCCGATGGCGCTTGGGGCAAACCTGGACATTTCAGGTCATCATGGACCAGGGAGCACTCGGGGCAGAGGATCTGCTGGTCCGTGCCACAAGTCCATCCCGCCAGATGCTTCTCTACCTTGTCCATGCGGCAAGGGTAAGAGGAGTGGCCGGACAGCACAAGACCCCCGGCTCCAACCAGGGGTCAAGTGCCTCGGCTTCCCCTCCGAGAGAGGGGAGCGTACTACTCGGTCACCTCTTCGGCTTCGCCATCCTCCGGCACGGCGGCCTCTTCGGGCTCTTCCGGGGCAACCGGCTCCTCGGGAGCCGCCTCGGGCTCGGTTTCCTCGGGAGTGGACTCCTCGGCGGGCTCCTCGGCGGGCTCTTCAGCCGTCACGGCAGCCGCCGCGATGGCGTCGGCCTCCGGGTTGGCGAACGCCGGATTGTCCTGATGGAAGCCGGTCGGGATGTGCGGGTTGGTCTCCTCGTCAGACATCGACGGTTCCTTCCACGTCGGAGCCACGCTCGCGGCTCACCTTGAGTTCTGCCTTCTCCGTCTTGGGAAAGCAGGTCGAGCAGGGCTCGGTGGCGAGGATTCCGCCATCGGCCTGGGCTGAGCCCGCCAAAGCGGTGCCACAGTTGGGGCAGTTGGCGAAGACCGGCTCCGCGCTGCCCTTCTCACGAACGATCTCTTCCGCCATCACGGCTCCTTCTGTTGGTCGGCCGACTTCTTCTTCGGCTCCTTCGGGGCTTTCTCGGAGCGCCAGGAGCGTCGATAACCAGCGATGGCGTCCTGGCAGGGCTTCCCCCGGCACCCGGCGTTGTTGTAGGTGCTGGCCAACCCGCAGGAGCGAACGGTCTCCCCGGTCTCGGCCAGGCACTCACTCATCGGCCCACTCGACCTCTTCTTCGGTGCTCTGAGCATGGCCGCGATGCTTGGAATCGTGGCCCAGAGGCAGCTCGCAGATCACCAGGTGATTGCCCCTGCGGTGGGTGCCGCTGCAAGTGTCCATGAAGACAGGGTAGAACAGGGACAATATGGACAGCAAGGGTGAGAACGAACGTTCTCGGGAGATCTTCAGGCCGTGGCGCTCCGGGTGCTTGCGTCCAGCAAAGAAGTCAGGTAGAACTCTGTCCGTAAGGAAAGGGTTCACTAGGAGGCAGAGATGACGGATAACCAGCCGATTCGCGTCGGCCAGTACGTTCGCAAGATCGGGGAAGACATGGGGACCGGCAAGGTCCGAATCATGCGCCAGGACACCTACCTGGATAACGATGAGAAGGTGAAGCGGGTCACCGGCTACTTCGTGGAGTGGCTGGACACCGCCGGACTGGTCGGGCAGCCGATCCGCTGCTGGGAGACCGCTGAGACCATCGTCCCATCGGCTCGCGCTGTTCCGCAGTTCGCCAATGCGGCTGAGGCCGAAGCCTGGATGGAAGCTCAACTCGAAACGGGCGGCTGGACGGCCAAGGTCCAGGATGCCGCCGACACTGTGGGAGATGCCGTCGAGGATGTGATGACCAGCGCCGTCGATGACGCGATCCGGCAGATTCTCGAAGGCGACTCACCCGCATGAGCGCCCACGATGAGTTCGGCAGGCGAGCGCAGATCCTGCCTGACGTCAAAGTGCCCGACGACTTCGTGGCCCCGAACGCCATTGCGGCGCAAGGGATCACCGACGACCTCGCTCGCTTGCTCTACGAAGCCGCGAACGCTGTGGAACTGTCCGACGACACGCTGGCGTGTTCAACGTGGGACGACATTCTGACGCAGGGGCCAGAGGTCGTCTACGAGGAGACGATGCGGCAGGCGTTCGCTGTCCGTGCGCTGTTGGCTCAGGCGGCACCACCTGATGGGTGGTTCCAGTTCGGCTCGCACGCGGGTGAAGAGTTCGGCTGGCTCGACCTTGAGTTCTCTACCGAGGTGAGTGACGACGGCCTGCCACGGTGGGAGCGGCCCGTGCCGCCGAAGCGGCTCCTTGAGTTCCTTCGTGAGATCGAGAGTTCAAGCGACACACCCATGCACACCGCCGCAGACATCAGTCAGTTCCGCGCTGAGGTGCTTGGCGATTGGAGCGAAGCATGAGCATGAACGACAACATCTCAGTGTGCGCCTGCGGCGAACCGCTCGTGACCGATCTGAGCGTTCGTGGCTGCGAGTGGGGGTGCGTCATCTGCGACAGGCACTACCCGCTGTTCGGTCCTACACGAGTTCCCGCGACCCCGGAGCTTTGGGCGCGATGGAATGAGTTGCGCGAGATGAAGAGGGCGCGGCGATGAGTCTCAAGAGTGCGCCCTACTACTGGCTGGAATGCGACCGCTGCGGCGACAAGTCCACTGAGGCTGGTGACTTCTCAGCCTGGGCTGAACCGCAGGGTGCCCACGACGAAGCTGGTAACTCGGGTTGGACGGAGATTGACGGCGGCGACTACTGCTCGGGCTGCTGGTTCCTTGACGACGACGACAATGAGGTTGTCCACCCCCCAAAGGGGGAGGGCGCATGAGCCTCCCTTGGGATACTGCGATCAACGTCAAGCCAGAGCCGCCGCTACCCGACGATCCAAAGGAAGCTGAGTGTGTCAAGGCCGGAGGTCACGCCTACGTCCTGGCAGTCAACGAGGGAAGCGCAAGCCTCCGATGCGAGAAGTGCGACCTCGATCCTGTTGACGGCTACTCCGAGTCGATCAACCTGGAGGGCATCCCGGTGACACTGGACATCGAGACGATCCACTACCCGGCCAACCCCAACCACGCCGACGAGTGGGACGTGTTTCACCACCTGGCGGTAGACGTGAGCCGCTTGCCGAAGGGGGACGAATGATCGAGGCCGAAGCGATCTGGGCTGAATACGTCGCCACGCGCGACCCAAATCTTCGGTCTGTCCTCATTGAGGCTTATGTCCCACTTGTCGGCTATGTCGCGGGACGAGTCCATGCAAAGCTCCCACCAGGGATGGATCGAGACGAACTGGTCTCATTCGGACACTTCGGACTGATCGACGCGGTGGAGAAGTACGAGCCCGAGCGCGGCATCAAGTTCGAGGCATACGCCATGCAGCGCATCAAGGGCAGCATCCTCGATGGGCTGCGCGGCAACGACTGGGTGCCCCGCTCAACGCGCACCAAGAACCGCAACATCAACCGCGCCCGCGAAGAACTGGAAGGCGCACTCGGCCGGGAGCCAACGACCGCTGAGATTGCTGCGGTCGTGGGCATCGGTGAGTCCGAGGTTCGCATCATCCTGCACGAGATCAACAACAGCGCCCACGCCTCCCTGCTGTCCGTTGTCGGTGAGGACGCGACGTTGGCCGACTACCGGGAAGACCGCAGCACCGACGCGCACCTCAACCTGGAGATTCAGGAAGCCGGACAGATCCTCGCTGAACGTCTGGCCGCGCTGCCCGAGCGGGAGCGCACCATCGCCGTGCTCATCTACTACTACGAGATGGCTCCCACTGCGATTGGCAAGGAACTCGGCGTCAGCGAGAGCCGGGTGTGCCAACTCCAGCCGGGCGTCATCGAAATGCTGAGGGCTTGATGGGCACGCCACCAGAACCTATTGCGTATCACGCGGTGCTCCACGCCGGGGACGAGAAGAAGCTGGCGGAACTGCGTGAGCGGTTGATGAATCTTCAGGAAGTCAAGCTTTCAACGCCGGTGAAATACCTGAACCGTGGGGTTTCCAAGCATGGAGAGGTCGTGACGTTTCGCTGCCGCCCCTGCGAGATCAGTTTGCGCGGCCTGCCGCTTGCTGCCGCCAACGCCTTCTCCGCGCAACACCAGTTGGAAGCGCACAGCCTCCAGGAGTTGACTGACCCGGACGGCCTGATGTGATGTCAGAGCCAAGCGTGGTGGACGAATACGACGAGTACGTCAAGCAGAAGTACGAGGACTACGTGAACGAACGCGAGCAGCGCGGCAGGGTGATGCCGCAGGGCTACTTGACCCCCGTCGAGCCCGGCGTCACGCCCCTCATTGGCACCAACGGCTACCTGTTCAAGTGTCCCGAGTGTGAAGACGAACTCGAAGGTCTGACGTTCGACGCTGCCAACGGCTACGCACGGGGTCACGCGCGCTCCGTCCACCGCAGGGCACCCTTCTGATGCGCCGGGTGCCCGACGAGGAGAAGAACTCGTTTCAGCGGTTCAAGCAATCAGCCGAGGACGCACAGGTCGCAGTCGAGAACATGAACGGCCAGTTGATGGGCATCAACCGGCAAATGCGACGGCTGGGCAAGCAGCGACAGGTCATGCAGAAAGGTGTCGCCAAGCGCAAAGACGGCTACATCTTCACCTGTCGTGAATGTGACCTGATCCTGCGCGAGATGCCCTACGAAGCGGCCAATGCCTTCGCCAGGGCGCACCACAAGATTCACGACCGGGAGAGGGAGCAACAAGAGGCGCTGGAGCGTTTGATTGCCGAAGCTACGGGATGGCCTCAGCCGTCACCGCAGATCCTCTACGGCGCACGCGGCGGCGTGAAAGGCACACATCCAATCATCGGAGGGACATACGCATGACACTCAATCTGAATCGCGTGATGCACGAGGACACAGGTAACGGCTACGTCACCCTCAACAAGGAGACCTTCGTCGAACTGGTTGAGCGATGCAAGGAAGCCGAGGAGCGGGTCGCCCGCATGTCGCAGTCGATGATCGAACCTTCTGGCTCACCCAAGGGTCGGATGCGGCACGACGATCACGCCACGTCGGTGGCTGGCGCAAAGGCTGTCACCATGCGCGCCACCTCGCAGAAGGCGCAGTTGCTGGCCGTCTACGGACGATTCAGCGCCACCGATGAAGAGGCTGCCAGCCTGTGCGACCTCAAGCACGTCACCTACTGGATGCGCTGCTCCGAACTTCGCGGCCTCGGGCTGATCGAGGACACAGGTGAGGTTCGCACGGGTTTCGCGGGAACGCCCCGAATGGTGTGCCGCATCACCGAGCGGGGACGTGCCGTGCTGGACGGTCTCCGTGTATCCCAGTGAGGACGTGGATGCGCGGCTGAAGCAACTGCTTCCGTTCGGCCTGCCCAACAAGTACGGCCTGGCTCCTGAAGCGCGCTATTGCATCGTGGCCCCCACTCATGCGCGATTCACCTACTTCGCCACGCAATACATGGAAGGGTCGCAGCACATTCCGTCCTTTGTCCCAGAGGGCGATCCGTCGAAGCTTCGCGGCATCGGCCCGAGCAGCCGAGTTCTCCTCGTAAGCGATGTCATCAGCGTTGACTCTGCGTTGGAGGCAGAGCTGCGCTACCTCAACGCCACCGGAGTCTCGGTTCATTATTGGAACGAGATCAACGAGATGGCGCTCCCCGTCCGATTCGACTAACCCCTAGTCGATGAGAGTGCGGAAGGCGGTCACATCCGTACAAACGCCCGTTCACAGGAGAGATGATGGCGACTAAAGAGAAGATCACCGACACCTGGGACCACCGCGCCAAGATGTTGGTCGAGCCTGAAGCCAAAGTCACCGACGAGATGAAGGCGCTCGCCATCAACTATCTCAAGCGCCGTGGCGCTGAAGACCTCGCGCCGATCCTTGGGTTGAGCGCCGTCGCGTGA